TTATTTTCCTATGTGTTTTACTTCTTCTTTTGGTATTACTTGATATGCCCCTTTGTTGTACGCAATGGACACAGTATAATTCTTACTTTCTTTTTGTTTGTAAGTATTATCTTGTGGAGTTGTGTACTGACTCAATGGAGCCGAAGGGTATTGCTCCGTAGTTCTACGGAAAGTGGTATCTGGAGCAAAGGTTTTCCACTCAGGCTGTTTGGTTCTTACAGCCTTAGTGAATTTGCTCTTACGTTTGCGACCGTGTTGGTCATATGTCATGTGTCCTTTTATAATCATACATATATTATACATAATTTTTAAGGATTTGTCAAGAACTATTTTTGCTAGAGGTAGATTTCATCCAATAAATCTCTGAAATTTTCTTCTATGATTGCTTTAGATTCTGCTAATGAGAGAATCTCAACTAAACCTTGAAACAAATTTCTAGTGTTTTCCATATCTATTGGTATAGTAATTCCTTGATTAGATGGTTTCCATTCCTCATCAAAATCTAAATAATATTTTCTTAAGGATATGTATTCTACATCACGGAAAGTACTAACAATTAGTCTTACCTGATCGTGTTTATCTTCTTGTATAATTTTTTCGTATACTGAGGGTGCTTCTAAATCAATCATTGCGAATGACTCGGTTGAGAGGTATAATACTCGTTACATTTTCAGGCACAAGTATTCTATAAGAATCTGTGTCCCAGCAAAATAGTAAGGAAGTGTGTTGACCCTCTTTAGCTCTGTTCTTTTTGCCCTTTATGTAGGCGGTAGAGAAGTCTCTTGTACACACATTGTATTTTAACTTGCGTGAATTTTGACTTCTGTAAGTGATGACGGCATCTCCTGCGTCGTCTAGTTTCTTTTCAAACTCTAGTTTTTTCATGTTTCCTCCAATTTAAACTAACAAAAACTCTTTTGAATTGTTAAATTTTTGGTCACTTATTTGAGATGCAAAAAATTGAGGCAATCACGAAGACTGCCTCAATACACTAAATTACACTACTTATTTAATGATTCTATAACTGTTGTAAAATAAACTGCTGCTTTACCTGTTAGTTTTGATACTATTGCTTCATCAACTTCTTGACCTGCATCACCTAGAACTGAAGTAAGTTTTGCTTGTGCATCTGCAACTGAAACTCTGCCTCCGCCTGTGCTACCGCCACTTGACTTAGCTGCTGGAGTTTTTCTTACATATACTCCTGCTTTTGTTAATATCATTCTAACACCGTTTGGGCTTTCCCCAAGTTCTTCCGCGATGTCTTTTACTATCTCCATTGAAGTCTCAGGTGTAGGTTCTGCATCCTGATACATTTCAACTGCTTGCTCTTTAGATTCGTCTGTCCAAGCCATTCTTCTTCTCCTATATTTTTTGTTATTGCGCATGAACTCTGGCATACCAAATGCCCACCCTGTGGTGTCTCGCATTTGTTGGTAATATCTATCGCTCATATTTGCTTGTTTTTTGTTTATAAATATATTATAATAAAATTATAACCAATTGTCAAGAACTATTTTTTGTTATCTATAATGATTGGTATTATTTTAAATGTTTCTTTAAGGCGTTTAGCATGTCTTCTGCTTCTGCAAGTTTGCTAAGTTCTGATTTTATTGATTCCATGACATCAGGATGCTCCCCAATACCTACTGGATTTCTCAAATAAACTCTACAGTTAGCTCTGTGATAAGCTACTTGACCTTCTAAATGTTTTACTAATTCTTCGTACATTTCTGCTCCCAATTTTCTATCGCACTTTTTATACTGCCTTCTGCTAATACTGAACAATGTAGTTTTATAGGCGGTAAGTTTAAAGCTATTGCAATATCTTTGTCTTTAATAGACTTTGCTTCTTCTATTGTTTTACCTTTTAACATTTCTACAAACATGGTAGAACTAGCAATAGCACTACCACATCCATAAGTTTTGAATTTTATATCTATAATTTTTTCGTTTTCATCTAGTTTTAGTTGTAATTTCATTACATCACCACACGCTGGAGCGCCTACCATCCCTGTAGCTACATTATCTTCTCTTGGATCAAATCGACCCACAGAATGTGCTTTTGGATTATTTAATACTGATTCAAATCTTTCAATTACTTCTTTACTATATGCCATTATTTAATATTGATTACTCCATTGACAAAACCATTTATAAATCTCTCTAGTTTACTAGGTAATATAAATGTTATTATCAACACTGGAAAGAATATTAAAAATATGGAAAAAACTATAATACTAGATAGTATAGGTTTTTGTACTATTATACTACTTGGTTGAACCACTCTTATTAATTTATAAGACGGCCACCATATGCTATACATTGCAGCGAGCGTACCCGATAAGTATACTGCAGCAATAATCTGCCATAATTCCATTTCTTTCTCCTAGTGTTTACAGATATTTCTGTAAATGTCTTAGGCTTCCTAACTCCCAACTTGCTAAAACGTATTGTTTTCCTGCAAAAGATAAATGTGGAAAATAAGTATCTTTTAAATCTTCTTGAGTACACTCAATCGTATCTACTAAATAAAAATTTGTTCCATCTTCTGATGTGGAAACTTGTTTACTAACTATAGCTGGATAGTTTTGTCTAACAGCCCAAACCTTTTCTCCGACCTCAAATTCTTCTGCTACACATTGTTCGGGTAGCATGGCGTTTCTTCTCCCTTCGTAGTCTGTATGAGGAAGTTTCTGTGGAATACCTACTCTTTCTACTACTGCTTTGATAAAAGCGGGGGATCTATATAGTGCCTTTGCTATGTCAGAAACATTACTACCATCTAAATAGAAATTTACTATTTGTTTGATTTCTGCTTCTGTAGCGCCTTTACCTTTGTTTTGAGCTTTTCTACGCTCTCTATAAGCTACAGTCTCTAGATGGTCTTCAATAATTTTATTGAGTCTCGTAGTATTATAACTTATATTTAATATACTACATGCTTCTTTCTTCGTTATTGGACTATCTCCGTTCAATAACTCCATAACATGTTGTATGTTTGTTTCTGTTAAATTTTCGTGTTTTCTTGTCTTAATTGCCATAAAGTATCCATATAATAAGTATGTAGGTTAAAACATGGAGATATTGGTCTAATCCATGTAATCCCCAGTATAGTGTTTGTGTGTTATCTAATTTAAAAAGTCTTTTTATATTGTTTTTTACAAAATCAATATGATAATGTAGTATGCCATCTAAAAAAGCTAATATCACTGCAAGATAAGGAGCAACAAAGAATGTTAATACTAATAATGCACCTAATCCATGATGAGTAGCGTGAATGAGTCCTCCATTAGCACCATATACCCCTTTATCTTTCCAAGGTTTCTGTAGTAGATAATCAGCAATAGTATGCTTTAACATCAACCACATTAGTACTACTAAGGCTTCATTCATCTGTGCTCCCTAACAAGATTACTGCATAGTGTAATATTTTTAATAAATCTTCTTTGTTTTTGCCATTTTTCTTACCATAGCGTTGTGCATACTTAATAATATTACCTAAACAGAAGCCTTCGCCATGGCCAGCGTCAAATATAAACTCTGTAGATTGAATCTTATTCATACTATAATGAGCATCGTAGCTCTTAAGTATATGATTTTTCAGCATGTTTAATACTTGGTCTTCGTTAAACTTATAGTCCATTAAAATACTCCTCTAAATCAGAGTACCCACCAATCCTTTCACCATCTACAGTTATCTGTGGAAAGGTTCTTGCACCAGGAAATTTCTCCCTTAGTTCTGTAAATCCATAGTCTATGTCTAATTGCTTATACACAAACTCAGCTTTATTTCTTTCTGCTAACCCTTTTGCCATATCGCAATAAGGACAGTTATCTTTGCCATAAATCTCTATCATCTTGTTATCCTTTTCTCATAGTCTGCATAGTCTTCGTTCCACCAGTGAGGTTTATCACGATGCTTCCAACTAGCAAAGGTTGCTTTGTCTAAGTGGTAATAATCACGATAACTTTGTATCGGATTATCATAATCTTTTAAATCATCGGGCATTGCCAATCCAAAGGTTGTAAAACCTACACGAGGTAAATTCTTTGGATCAGGTAGTTTATTTACTACTTGCTCAATTGATTTGTGGAGTTTACCATATCTATAATAATATTCATCATTGAGAGCATTTGCATAGCAATGCACCCATTCATGATTATCAAGTGATTCT